TTGCTTCTTTTCAGCAAGACGTGCATTGCCGTATGCTAGCAATTCTGCAATCTTCTTGGTGATAAATTCAGCATCAATTGCCATCGGGCAACCATTCAAAATCATCTTAGAGATACTGCCAATAGTAATGCCTACACGACTATCTTCACATTCAGCAAAGGCAGAAATCTCTGCCTTGCCCCATTTAAGATGCCGCTGACCAAACTCTACAACATACTTGCGCATATCAGCGGCAGACATATAATAATTATAAAAGTAAAGTGCGTGAGTAATTTCCTGACGTAGTTGGTCAGGAGTCCACTTAGCAGCATTAGTCCACACTGGTTCAGGACCAGTGAATTTTTCATCCATAAACTTAGGCAAACGGTTAACCGTCTTCTTAGGTTTAGACCTTAACATTAGTGCGGACTTAGCCATTTTTACTTCTCCAAATTGCGGTCATAGAAACCATAGTGTTGTGCTACATATCGATCATATCGCTCGTCAACGCCGTTGTCAAAGCGTTCCCAAGAGTTATCGTTAAAGTAGTCATACCCGTAATCATACGTCGTGTCAACATATTTCTGCGATGGTGCTGCTTCTTTGGCTTCTACCAGTTGAACAGTAGAAACACCATGATGCTTATAACCCTCTGTGCACATATCGTAATATGATGTGCTAGGCGTCATTTCATAATCTTGTTCAGCCATGCTATAAACCCAAGCAATATATGCTTCGGTGTCAGTTTGAACCAACACACGTTGACGCAAGTAATAATGTGGAAACCCTTCAAGACGGTCAAGCGCAATCATATCGCTATCGCTAACTTCCCATAACACGCCAGAGGCGATGTTACCTACATCAATTTCAATATCGGCATGGTTACGAAACACAAGACGATAGTCATTCAGATGCGCAACACCTACCAAGGTAGCATCAGGGCAACGCTTTGCCATCTGATCAGGGTGGGTGTTCATTCCGTATCCGAAATAATAACTGCGATATTCCATAGTAAACTCCTTACTGTATCGGGCAGACCTTGCCCAAAAGGGGGCATACATTGCCCCATGACTTAAAATACCACGTCCTAGAGATTTGTCAAGCATTATTTTTAATTATAAGCATTTTTAAAAACACTTGACAAATAGCCCAATTATGATAAATTAAATGAATGTGGACATTAATCTTTCTTTTATTCATACTTGGCTTCATGTTAGTTTTTAATCTTGCGGAAGCAATATGGGAACTAGACCATTGGATTGCCACAAGTGAGACACGAGACAGGGATGGTTATGATTATGAGAATGATATACCTGTCAAGTCACCTATAAAATTGCCAAAACCAGCACCAGAAGATGTAAAAAAGGCAACAATTTCTCTACAGAATTTTCCCAAATCTAGTGAAGATGCCAAGGCAAAAATTGCCAGATTGATGAAAAAATAACAAATAAAAAAGGCGGGAAAAATTCCCGCCTTTCTTTTATTCTATCTAGATTAGATTAGAACTTTGCAGTTACACCGAATGCAAACGCATCGCCAGTTGCAGTTAGATTTGAAGTAGTATCAAAACTACGATATACAGTTGCGCTTACGCTGTAGGTTGAATTGATGTCATAAGTTACACCAGTTCCAAGACGATGACTCTGATAACCATAAGTTCCAGTGTCAACAGCACTACGATAACGATACTGAACAGCGTTAAGAGTTAAACCGTCCATTACCTTATAGTCTGCATTGCCATATAGAGCAAAGTATGGAAAGTTGCCAGTGTCAACGAAACGTTCACCAACGCCAACCTTACCGCTTACTGCAACGCCAGCAAACGCTGGAAGTGCATAGCCAACCTGTGCTTCAAGATTCTGCTTTACAAGTGCACTTGGAGCCTGTGTAGTGCTTGCAGCACCACTTACAGAGAAACCTGCACCAATATTGTGCTTATAAGTTACGCCATAGGTATCGTCAACCTTTGCGCCGAAGTTGTTGCCAAGGTCTTGACCGTAAGTAACATTTAAACTGTCATTGCTTACAGCAGTAGCAACAGCCGCTACTGGAGGTAGTGGAGCAGCCTTCTTGTTTGGTAGATCAGTTGCGCTTGCAACAACAGTAAGAGCCAATAGTGCCATAGTAGTTGTAATAAAAGTCTTCATTTTGTATTTTCCTTTTTCAGATGTTTGGTTATATCATAGACAACGTAATTTGTCTAATTATTTTTCAACTAACATTATTATTAATATTGTTGAGGCAACGTTTGGTTTTAACTCCATAAGTTTAATTTGACAGTATCGTCGCCATGCTTCACTCACCATGTGATTTGGAAGCACATGTATTTAGTCTAGAAATCTACCTTATTATAAAATGTTACAAAAATCAATAAATATTTGATGCTCTTAAGTGAATTATATGACGAAGATTTAGTCGAAGGTCCAATTACAGATAGACTAAAACGTCTAGCAGCGGCTGGTGTAGTAGCAGGTGGACTTGGTTTAGGCGGATATTCTGCCTTAAATGCGCCAAAATCACCAGAGGCTCCCACAACTGTGGCCCAAACGCAACAAACTTCACAAAGCGACACTCAAAAGAAAATTGAACCCCAAAAAGTAGATAAAAAAGTCAATCCTAACTTTCCAAAAGGGTTAGCAGATGCGAATAAGTTGCAACCAAATGAGCGAGTTGCCCTATTTGTAAAAACTGTGTTACCGATGATAACCGCAGAAAATGCTAAAATATCACAAGACCGTCGTCGTTTACAGAACGATATTAAAATTCTTCAACGTGGTGGCAAACTTACGCCAGATGAAAATGCGTGGGTCAAAAGTATGGTTGACAAGTATGGTGAAGATAACATGTATGAACTACTTAAAAAAGTAGATATCATTCCACCAAGCATTGCTATTGCACAGGCAGCAATTGAAAGCAGTTGGGGCAGTGATCCTAAAACACAAAGTTCAAATGCATTCTTTGGTCAAAAATCATGGGCAAAAACTGGCGGCGTAGAGGGACCATACGGCGAAAAATATCGTGCGTTTGACACTCCGAGCCAAAGCATTGCTGCTTATATGACCAATCTTAATACCCATGATGCATACGATGATTTCCGTGATGCTCGTGCACAAGTTCGTAAAAGCGGCAAACAAATCACAGGACTTCCACTAGTTCCAAAACTTATAAGTTATACTGATACTGGCAAGGAATATCCTAAAAAACTTAAAAGCATCATACAAGGTCGCAACCTAGACCAATATGATATTGCTAAAAAATAATGCTTGACACCATATAAATCTATGTTATATTGAATTATAGATTCAACAACAGGAGATTCATATGCCTAATTGGTGTGACAACCGTGCTACTTTTACGCACGAAGACCCAGAACAGATTACCCGTTTGATTAATGCTGCCAAGGCTGGCAAGTTGCTCAATGAATTTCTTCCTATGCCGCCTGAATTGCTTGAAGAAGCACCTATTGGCGATGATTATGAAGCTAAGCGTGATGCTATTGTGGCTCGCAATGTGCAAGAGTTTGGCTATCCAAGTTGGTATGAATGGTCTATTGATAATTGGGGGACCAAGTGGGATATCTCCGAAGTTCCCGAAGAAATGTTTGAATTAAACAATGATGGCAAGACCGTCACATTCTCGTTTGATACTGCATGGTCACCGCCTCTTGAATGGTATGATAATATCTCTGGATTTGATATTGTTGCCTATTACTATGAATCAGGCGGAGGTTTCTGTGGTAAGTGGAGCAGTGAAAACTGCGACGAGCAATATGAAATTGGTGACGATATTAGCGATGTCAAGGAACGTATTCCTAGCGATATTTTAGATTCCATGGGCATTATTGATGACATGGAAGCATGGCTTGAAGCAAATGAGGACGAAATTGGCATGGATGATGCCGAAGATGGCGATGAAGCGGATGCCGAGGGGGAGTAAAATCCCCCAAATTTTTTAAAAATAATGCTTGACAACATGTGATTCTGTGTTATTGTTATAATATAAGCAATGGAGAAAACAAATGACTGTCAATGAAGCAACTTCTCTCGCCGCACGTATTGAGTCTGTTCTTGCACGGCACAAGCGTTCTGAAATTTCACAAGCGGAAACGCTTGTAGAAATTCATTATATCGCCAACGACCTTCGTGATTATGCAGATAATCTTGATCGTGCAATGTATGAAGAACTTGGTCATGCCCTTGAGCGGTATGATGATGCAATGGTAGCAAAGGGAGTTTAATATGAAGCGTTTTGTGTTTAAGATGGAATGTGGCGGTATCTTTGATTGTATCGCCCGTAATTTTGAGGTAGCCTGTATCAGGTTTGAACAAAATCAGATGGGGTTCCGACCCGAAGATATCCTTGAAGTTCGTGAATGGTAAGGGAAAAGGGGTGGGAAACCACCCCTTAATGCTATGAGCAGTCGTGTAATCAGAATTGATAGAACAAAACATAGTTTAACCAGTGTTGTGCAGTGGTTAGAGCGCAATGTTGGTTTGGCTATTCCCCTTGAGAATGGGTTAGAAGACCCCAAACAAGGTCGTGGTTGGAAACTTAAAACATCTACTGAAACAAAGAAAAGCGGACGAGATGGTACCCGGCGACGTGTTGCGCTTGGATTGTTTTGTGAATTTGAAAATTGGGTAGATGACAGTATTATTCTATATTTTGCATTGAGGTTTGCATGAATAATAGTTTGCCTGTACCAGGTCAACTGTGGTATGATACGCAATCGCTAGAATTAAAGTTCTTTGACGGTGACGATTGGATTACTATTAAAAAGATGAAACCACTACGAAATGATCTTAAAAAATATTGTAATTGGCGGCGTAAGTTTGCGTTATTGCCACGCCGTTGTGATATAACTAATCGTATCATTTGGTTAGAGTATGCACAGTGTGCAGAGCCATCTTGGACTACGATAAATGATAAAGAAAAACTTAAACCTATTTGGCACGATGAATACGAACATCTTAATTGGGCAATTACCAATGTTTGAAGTGCCAAAAGATATAATTCATAAATGGTTATATTATGAAACTGGTTTTGAACAATTGCACCCAATTCCAGACATTGTTCATTGGATGACTGAACAAGGTTGTGCTTATGGTAGGGATTGGAAAGTAGAATCTTTTACTGGACACAAATATTATATTATATTTCCGAATGATGAAATAGCATCATTATTTTTATTACGGTGGTTATGATGGATTTAAATTTTGAAAATGGTTTTTGGATTCCACAAAATTGGAGTGATTCAACCATGTGGAAAAATTTTGCGACTTATTGTAAGAGCAAAGGTGAATTTAATGAAGTTGTGCTGCTAACTGAGTTTAATGCCAAGGCACAACGATATGCTGGCGATGATGATGACGATGACCAATGGTTTGTGCGTTTTAATACACCAGAAGATTATACTTTTTTTGTAATGAGATTTGCGTAATGGCTAAGATGCGAGTGCATGAGTTAGGACCGCAACGCTGGCATATGAGTGTGTGGTTTGCCAACGATGATGGCAGCGTAAATTGGGAGTTTAAGAAGTGGATGGCTGACAACTATCCAGACTGCCTTTGCATACACAGATTTAACAACGGCGAACCATATTGGGAACTGCGTGGTGGTGATCAAGTGGACCAGGCATTTATTGCGATGCGTTGGGGCGGCGAGTAATTGTAAATAATTGTATGAAAACCTTGTTTACAATATTATTTTTATTGTTTGCATCTGCCGCCCACGCAGAAGATATCTCGTATTATTCATTTCCTGAACCTTTTTTAGTTTCTATAAGTGGCTCACCAAAATTAGTTCAAGTAAATCTAACACTAGTCAGTGAATATGAATCACACATATACGACAATGTAAAGAAACATAACCTAGCAATTCGCAATGCCGTTATTGAAACATTAGGTGGAAGCCAAGAAGCAGAGTTTAAAGTGCAAAATCGCCTTATTCTTGCTGAAAAAATATGTGGCGCAATCAACCAGGTACTAATGAACAAAGTACGCTTCGGTGGTATTAAAGAAATTTTAATCACTGATATTGTTGTAAAATAATTCTTGACATTTTACAATCTTTGCGGCATACTAATTGTAAAGATTGGAAATCAAGATGGTCAGAAAAAGCAGTGAAATAATTGAAGATTTTATTAACTCACTAGAGAAACTTATTGATACTCTAGATGATGAATGGCATCA